CACCAACCCTATGGACGATGACCATTGGTACTTCCGCATGGCCGAGAAAGAAAAGATGACCGGGCCATATGCGTGGAAGTTCTACAGGCAACCAGGCGGGGTGGTCGAGGTATCTCCAGGTGACCTACCAGAGAACCCAGAGGCCAACGATCACATCTTCTCTTCTGGCCGGTGGTGGAAGCTAAACCCGAAAGCAGAAAATATCTCTAACCTGCCACCCGGCTATTACCAGCAGATGTTGCTGGGCAAGAACCTAGATTGGATTCGATGCTATGCCGAGGGGCAATACACCTACGTCCAAGAGGGCAAGCCGGTATGGTCTGAGTACGATGACAACTTGATGAGCGGCGAGGTGGACTACGATCCAAGCGCACCGCTGCAGGTGGGCCTAGACTTTGGTCTTACGCCAGCTGCGGTCATAGGTCAGCGGCTCGCTAACGGGCGTTGGATAGTTCTGCATGAGATTGTGACTTTTGATATGGGCCTGGAGCGGTTCGGCCAGCAGCTCCTGGCTGAGTTGAATGCGCGGTTTCCAAAAGCGCAGCTGATGGTCTGGGGTGACCCCGCCGGTATGCAGAGGGACGCGATCTACGAGGTCACCGCTTTTGACCACCTGAGAACCCTGGGGTTGCGAGCTCAACCCACGCCATCTAACGACTTCAAGGTCAGGCGTGAGGCAGGTGCCGCCCCGATGCAAAGGCTCATAAACGGCAAACCTGGATTGATTGTCAATACGCAATGCAAGCTCCTTAGAAAATCTCTAGCCGGTGGATATCATTTTAAACGGGTATCCGTTGGAGCTGGCCAGGAGAGATTCAGAGATAGCCCAAATAAAAACGAACACTCTCACGTTGGTGACGCATTCGGATACCTGCTACTCGGTGGCGGGGAACACAGGCGTATGACCAAAAACGCACTTGCACAAAACACACAGATAGCCCAAACGGTGGTCAATGCCGACTTTGATGTCTTTACAACTCGCTGAGAAACTCAACGACAACCGCAGAAGAACGGGGCTGTTCTTCATGCCATTTCACAAAAACCACGCAGCCAGGATAGACATCAAATCCGAGGAGGTGCTGGTGGTGGCCAGCCGAGAGGAGGCCATCGATGTCTTTGACCAACAGGAACAGATGGGCGCAGCTGTTACCGCTTTCGTCTACAACCAACCAGCAGCTATCTTTGGTTTCGTTTCAATCTGGAAGGGCGTTGCCGAGGCGTGGCTAGTAGCAGATGACGTTATGAGATCAATGCCGGTTACGTTTACCAAGAGCGCAAAGCAGGTATTAGATATCTCTGCGATATCTATGGGATTGCATCGAACACAGATAACCGTTAGATCTACGGATACACGGGCGTACAAATGGGCATCAGCGGTTGGATTCAAGGAAGAGTGTCTGATGCGAAAGTACGGAACGGATGGCGTAGATTACTTTTTAATGGCGAGGTAAGTTATGAGCGGGATGTTTAAAAAACCAGACACCAGCGCACAGGAGCGAGCTATCGAAGAGACACGCAAAGAAAACGAGCGTCTCAAGATACAGGCCGAGGAAGAGCGTAGGGAGCTCGGCGAGCAGGCCGCATCAAAGCGTATGGCCAGGTTGCGCGGTGGATCGCGTATGTTGTTATCGGCTGCCCGGGTCGCACCGGAGCAGGGAATACAAACACTAGGATCATCTGAAATGGCATAGGAGTTTAATCATGGGTGGAGTAGCTAGAAAAGTAAGCGAAGAAATTAGCCGTCCGTTTAGTAAAGATCGGCCTGCAATTACTCAAATAATTCCAGGCATGGATGAGGCAATAAAAAAAGCCGGGGCAAAATCAGAATCTGGCGCAGCAGAAACTTTGGCAGCTCGCCGCAGAGCTCGCCGTGGAGGAAGAGCTTTGCTGTCTGAGCAGCGTCTGACATCTGAAGATGGTGTTGGCCAATCAACCCTGGGCGCAGGCCCAATGGCGTAAGGACGATCATGGACAAAAAAGACAAGATGCAAAAGAAGGTGGCCAAGGTTATGCGTGAGTACAAATCAGGAACCTTGCACTCTGGAAAAGGTGGCCCGGTAGTTAAGAGCCAAAAGCAGGCAGTAGCAATTGCAATGTCTCAAGCAGGGATGGCTAAAAAATGAAACCTGGACTCTATGCAAACATCCATAAAAAGCGTGAACGCATAGCCGAGGGCTCTGGCGAGAAGATGCGTAAGCCTGGCGCACCAGGCGCACCAACTGCCGATGCATTTAAGAAGGCAGCTAAAACTGCAATGAAGCCTAAGAAATAATGCCCATACAGATTCAGCAAGAATCGTTTACCACCAAGTCTAGGTTTGTAACTCCGACCTATATTGACAAGGATGGCAATAGCTACCTTACATCGTCTGATCGACCATTTCCAATTTTAGATATCAATCATTTACGCCTGCATGAAGGCAGGGCATTTAAGGCGTACAGAATATATCCTGACGCAGCAAAACTAGCTTCTGGAGCCAGTTGCAATATAGCCGTAGCGTGGGCTAGCGGGGTATATGCTCATCTTTTAGTTGATGCAAGCTGTGGCGGCGATGCTGAACTTTATATCTATGAGGGCGCAACGGTTACTAGCGGAACATCTTTTACGGCAGTCAAAAGAAATAGAACGAGCGCAACAACAAGTCAGTCAGCAATACTAATTAACCCAACGGTTACCGCAACCGGAACCGAAATTGATGCTGAAATTATTACTGGTGGATCAGGAAAAAAATCAGGCGGTGCAGGTTCTAATGCGTTGGAAATGGTGTTGAACCCACTAACAACATATTTATTCAGGCTGACAAATGTAAATGGTACATCTCACATGGCTGAACTATTTTTAGAGTGGTACGAATAATGGTACAGAAAAAATATCAAAACCCGGAAGGTGGATTAAATGAAGCAGGCCGCAAATACTTCAAGAACAAAGAAGGCAGCAACCTCAAATCCCCGGTCAAGTCTGGCACGAACCCGAGGCGTGTTAGCTTTGCTGCGCGATTTGGCGGCATGGCTGGGCCTCTCACGGACGAAAAAGGTAGACCCACCCGCCTCAAGCTCGCCCTCAAAGCGTGGGGTTTCGGTAGCAAAGAAGCGGCCCGTAATTTCGCGCAAAGGCACAAAAAGGACTAAACAAAATGGCTGAGATGATGAGACTATCGCCAGAGGATGTGCTCAAGCGGCACGACATGGCATTACGAAAGAAGGATGATTTCCGCGACCTCTACGAAGATGCCTACGAATTTGCGCTACCGCAGCGCAACCTCTATGACGGATACTACGAGGGCAAGGTTGGCGGCGCAAAGAAAATGAATCGCGTGTTCGATTCCACAGCAATCAACTCTACCCAGCGATTTGCTAATCGCCTGCAATCGGGAATCTTTCCCCCGCAGCGCAAGTGGGCGAGACTTGAGCCAGGCGCAGACATTCCAGATGAGCGCAGGGGAGAGGCGCAGGCCGCTCTCGATATCTACACCGAGAAATTATTTGCCACGCTCAAGCAGTCGAACTTTGACATTGCTATGGGCGAGTTCTTGCTAGACCTCTCTATTGGCACAGCCGTAATGATGGTGCAGCCAGGCGATGACGTTAGCCCTTTAAACTTTGTGCCGGTGCCGCAGTACCTTGTGGCATTTGAGGAGGGTGCCAATGGCCAGGTGGACAACGTCTACCGCCGTATGCGGATCAAGGGCGAATCAATCCAGCGTCAATGGCGAGATGCCAAGATTGATGGCCAACTAAAATTAAAGATTGAATCAAAGCCAACAGAGGACTTTGAATTCGTGGAGGCTACGGTTTTTGATAACCAGCGCGGTGACTACTGCTACCACGTTATCCAAAAAGAGACCAAGCAAGAGATTGTCTATCGCAGGCTAAAGACTAGTCCGTGGGTGGTGAGCCGGTACATGAAGGTGGCTGGCGAGATCTATGGACGCGGCCCGGTAATAACCGCGATGCCAGACATCAAGACCTTAAATAAGGTTAAAGAGCTGGTACTTAAAAACGCATCCCTATCAATCGCCGGTGTCTACACCGCAGCTGACGATGGCGTGCTCAACCCGGCAACGATCAAGATTGTCCCAGGCGCGATTATTCCCGTGGCGCGTAATGGTGGGCCACAAGGCGAATCGCTCAAGGCCCTGCCGCGAGCTGGTGACTTTAACTTGTCGCAGCTGGTGATTAACGACCTGGTGCAAAACATCAAGCGCATTTTGCTAGACGAGTCGCTGCCACCGGACAATATGTCGGCCCGGTCAGCTACCGAGGTGGTCGAGCGCATGAAGGAGCTTTCGCAGAACCTGGGCTCTGCCTTTGGCCGGTTAATCAACGAGACCCTGATTCCCGTGGTCACCAAGATTCTTGAGGTTATGGACGAGCGCGGCATCATTACAATGCCCCTGCGGGTCAATGGCCTGGAGATCAAGGTCTCAGCTGTGGCTCCTCTGGCTATGGCCCAGAACATGGAAGATGTCAGCAACATTCTCCAGTACGCTCAGATTGCAGCCCAGGCAGGCCCAGAGGGTCAGATGGCAATCAAGGTCGGAGATATGCTCGACATGATTGCCGAGAAACTGGCGGTTCCGCAGTCCATCAGAATGACCAAGGCCGAGCGCGATGCCAAGATGGCCGAGGCTCAAGAGATGGCCCAGCAGGCAGCTCAGATGGCCCAGGAAAACCCAGAGATGGTTGAGCAGATGGTTGGGGGCATGACCTAATGGCAGGCGGCTGGGACGATCTAGAAGCTATACCAACAGATATCCGAGGGGCGCAGCAGGCAGTCGATGATTTAAACCGGCTGTGCCTGCGCCTGCTGACAACCGAAGATGGAGACAAGTTAATGGGGTGGCTGCGAGCTGCCCTGCTAGAGCAACCCGTTGCCGTGCCGGGTAGCGATCCCTCATTCGCTTTCTACCGGGAAGGCCAGAACAGCGTGGTGCGAGATTTGGAAGCACGGATCAAAAAGGCAAGGAGCCTGTAAATGGAAACGCAAGTAAACGAGCCCAGCGGCGAAAGCCAAGATGCTGGCCTACTCGATTCGGCATCAATTACCGAGGATCAAGGTCAGCAGGCAAGCCCAAGCAGTTCAGACATCGAGCACCGCGAGGAGCAAGATGACGATACACCACTAGAGCGTCCCGATTGGTGGCCAGAGAACTTCTGGAAAAAGGACGATTCCTCACCCGACCTGGAGGGCATAGCCAAGAGCTGGCAAGACCTGCGTAAGCAGATAGCTCAAGGCAAGCACAAACCGCCAGCTGACGGCAAATACGACACCTCAATCTTTGGAGATATCCCAGAGGATGACCCGGTGCGTGGCCACGTTATGGGGTGGGCTAAAGAATATGGGATATCCCAGGCAGCTCTAGACAAGCTGGTTGGCGATGTTGTGGCCATGAACGGCGAGCAGGCGCAGCAGGTATCTCGCACCATCGAGGAAGAGCGCAAGGCACTTGGTCCTAACGCAGATGCCATCATCAAGGGCATGGGCGATTGGGGTGCTGGCCTGGTTCGCAAGGGAATACTTAGCAAGGATGACTTTGAGGAATTCAAGGTCATGGGCGGCACAGCTGCTGGGGTGCGTGTATTTATGAAGATACGGGAGACCTACGAGGGGATGAAGATTCCTTTGCAGTCTGCTCCAGTTGAAGGCTCTGCTAGCAAAGACGAGCTCTACGCAATGGTGGCCGATCCAAAGTACAAGACAGACCCGGCCTATCGGTCAAAGGTCGAGCGGATGTTTGCATCGACTTTCGGTAACTAATTCTCCTCACTCTCCGCAAGGAGGGGCTTGAACGCCACCGGCTAACCACCGGTGGCTTTTTTTCTTGCATTTTATTTTTAGAACCGTTAGATATTCGTTTAAGGCCAATCGGTATCTATCGACCCTTACCGCAGCGGATGCTGACGAGCGGCTAGCGTAACTAGCAAGCAAGAGGCCCAGAACACCGGCTAACCGAAGCGACTAAACTTTTTTAACTTTCTTGGAGATTCCAAATGGCGATTTCATTATCAAACGCCTTTGTAACGCTCTTTGACGCTGAAGTTAAGCAAGCCTACCAGGGCAAAGCCCAGTTGGTTGGTGCGGTTCGTCAGCGCAGGGGTGTCGAAGGCTCAACTGTAAAATTCCCTAAAGTCGGCAAGGGCGTGGCCACCGTGCGCGTTCCCCAATCCGATGTTAGCCCATTAAACGTAGCGTTCTCTAACGTCACCTGCACGCTGACTGATTACAATGCCGCTGAGTACAGCGACATCTTCAATCAGGCTAAAGTCAACTTTGACGAGCGTTCTGAGCTTGTCCAGGTTGTTGGTTCCGCTATTGGCCGCCGTCAAGACCAGATCGTTCTGGACGCACTCGCAGCTTCAAGCACAAGCTTGGTTGTTACTGAAGACGAGGGTGGCACGAACACCGGATTGAACGTAGCCAAACTGCGTGCTGCTAAGAAATTGCTGGACAAAGGCAACGTCCCGATGGACAACCGCCATGCGATCATCCACGCAAACTCTTTGGCATCGTTGTTGAGCGAGACCTCGGTAACCAGCGCAGACTTCAACACCGTCCGCGCCCTGGTGTCTGGTGAGCTCAATACATTCCTCGGCTTTACTTTCCACACAATCGGTGACCGTACCGAGGGTGGCCTCCCTGTTGCATCGTCTGAGCGCAAGCTGTGGTTCTTCCACCGTGACGCAATCGGCTACGCAGAGGGTATCGCTCCTCGCACGGAAATCAATTACATCCCTGAGAAGACCAGCTTCCTGGTCAACGCAGTATTCTCAGCCGGTGCGATTGCCATCGATGCCGAAGGTATTGTCGAAGTCCAAACGACTGACTCATAAGGAGAACGACAATGGCATTTTCTATTACTGGCTTAAACTCTGTCAGCCCTAATAAGCGCGGCAATGCACCATCGATCTACGCTTACAAGACAACTGACACAATCGCTGATGTCAACACAAGTGGTTACTTCAACAGCCTGGCTGATACCCTGGAAGTTGGAGACCTGATTTATTGTGTAACTTCAACTGGTTCAACAGCTGTAGCAACGCTGGTATATGTACTGTCTAACGCATCAGGCGTAGTTGATGTGAACGATGGCACAACATTAGCCAACACGGATACGGACTAATCAAGAGGGAGCCACAAGCTCCCGATTGTGATGCCGCAGCCGTATGACGTACAACACAAGGGGTGTGCCATTATCTGTGGCGCGGCCCCTTGTGTCTTTGAAGACCTAGCAAACGCACTCAAGCTGCGCCCAGGTGCCACCATCGTTGGGGTCAATAACGCAGCTGCAATAGTTCCTGAGATCGAGCATATCTGGACGCAGCACAATAGCTACGCTCAAGAATACAAAACCAAGGCAGGCAGGCCAATAAAGGTTCACGCCAGGGCAGACATCACGGGAAATGATGTGGATTACTGGTGGGTTAGCATGGTTGGCATAAAAGGGTCGAGCGGGGTTGTGGCCGCAATTTGGGCCAAGGCTATGGGTTTTGATGAGGTAATTATGGCTGGCATTCCATTGAGTGTTAGCAGCACCGATTACCACGCCCAATACCCAGACAGCAAACCAGACAAGGTATTTGCACCCACCAACAACATCGAGCATTGGCAGAGGTTTTTGTATATACACAAAGAACACGGGCGCATGGATGGTGTAACCTCTCTTAGCGGATATACCCGCCAAGTTCTAGGAGCCCCATGTTAACTGTTGCCTGCGTTCTCAAATCTGGTCGCTTTAGCCAATCAGCTGGCAAAGAACCATACACCCCAGCCGATGTGGAAAGATTAATGAATATGGTTGCCAAGAATCTTGGAGACCATAGGTTTGTCTGCTTCTCGGATGTAGATGTACCGTGTGAGCGGATACCACTCAAACACGGGTGGCCAGGATGGTGGTCTAAGATTGAGCTCTTCTCCTGGGTATTTGACGGCCCGGTACTTTACTTTGATCTCGATACTGTTATCTGCGGTGATCTGACCGAGCTGGCCGAGTATCCCCACAAGTTCACAATGCTCAGAGACCTGGGCAAGCGCGACACCCCAGCGAGCGGGATGATGGCCTGGAACGGAGACTATTCGCACATTTATCTGACATTCAGGTCGGACCCATCGTTTTATATGACTATGTACTCTGGCAGCTTGAATCTAGGCGATCAGGCATTTATTGCTAAGAATCAAAAGCCAGACTGCTTGTGGCAACAGATATTCCCCAATAGAATCTTCTCATACAAATTTCATCTTCTTGGCAAGCAAAAACCAGATGAGGCAAAAGTGGTTTGTTTTCATGGTGAGCCAAAGGGCTCTGGTTCAAGTGGCTGGGTAAGAGATATATGGAGTAACGCAAATGGCAGCAGGTGATTCCGCACTATCGATTTGCTCAGACGCTCTCTTGATGCTGGGTGCCAAAGCTATCTCATCGTTTAACGAGGGAACCAGCGCGGCCAACGTATGTGACCGGCTATACCCGGACATCAAGAACCAGACGCTACTGAATTATCCGTGGTCTTTTCTATACAAAAAGATCCAGCTATCTCAGCTAATCACCACGCCAACTACAGAGTACAGGTACGAATATCAGCTGCCTGGTGATCGGATTGGGCCACCGCGCCAAGTATTTGTTACCAACGCTGTGGGTGCCAGACCAATTAAGGGGTATCGGATATTCCAAGACAAGCTGCTGACCAACGAGACCACCATCTACGTTGACTATCCATACGCCGTCCAAGAGTACGAGATGCCGGTCTACTTTGTGCAGCTGCTCAAGTACATGATGGCCTGGCACCTGTCGCTGCCAATTACCGACCAAATTGACAAAACCCAATACTGGCAGGCAATTGCTATTGGAGCTGCGTCAGAAAATGGTCGGGGTGGCTATATGCGTACTGCCACCACCATCGATGGCCAGGGCCAGCCAATCTCTGTGATTGAAGATTACAGCTTGATCGATGTGAGGAACTGATGGCACGTTTTACGTCAATCCAAACCAACTTCTCAACGGGCGAGCTCGACCCCCTGCTGAGAGCCAGGGTTGACCTGCAAGCCTACTCTAACGCCCTTGAGGAGGCCACCAACGTGGTGGTGCAGCCCCAGGGTGGGATTAGGCGCAGACCGGGTTCTAAGTACATTATGGCCCTGCCAAACTCAAGCACGCCATCTGCTGGCAATGGCGTGCGCCTGGTTCCGTTTGAGTTCTCGACTAGCGACAGCTATATGCTGTGCTTTACCGATAGTCGAATGCACGTTTTTAAAAACGGGGTTCAGCAGTTAGCAATCAATGGCGGGGCAAACGATTATCTCGACACCAGCTCATATGGCCTTACTGGTGCCAGGCTTGCCAATCTAACCTGGACACAATCAGCTGATACCCTGATTGTCTGCCACCAGGACATCAACCCGGTAAAGATTGTGCGCGGGGCATCCGATACATCATGGACGGCTAGCACGCTGTCGTTTGACAGTATTCCAAAGTATGCGTTTACGGTATCGGTATCTAATCCGTCTGGCACTCTGACCCCGTCTGCGGTATCTGGTAAGGTAACCCTGACAGCTTCTACCGGCACGCCGTTTAGCGCAGGCTCGGTTGGCCAATACATCAACGCTAGCCCACAGGGCCGGGCCAAGATAGTTAAGTACACAAGTGCCACGGTGGTTGACGCAATAGTCGAGTTTCCATTCTTCAACACATCCGCTATTGCAAACGGATCGTGGGAATATGAATCTGGATACGAGGCTGTGTGGTCATCAGGGAAAGGATGGCCACGCTCGGTCACGTTCCATGAGGGCAGGCTTTTCTTTGCTGGTTCCAAGTCGAGGCCATCAACCGTATGGGGTTCCAAGGTTGGGCTGTTCTTTGACTTTGAGCCAACCGAGGGGCTGGATGATGATGCGGTGGAGGCCACGCTAGATACCAACACCTTTAACGCAATTGTTGATGTCACCTCCGGACGCGACCTGCAAATCTTTACAACCGGCGGCGAGTTCTATTGCCCACAAGAGGGGCTAGAGCCAATCACGCCCACCAACTTCTTTATGAAGGCGGTCACCCGCAATGGTGCCAAAGAAGGTGTCCGGGTCCAGCAGCTGGAGTCAGGCACGCTATTCTTGCAGCGGCAGGGAAAGTCACTCAACGAGTTTGCTTTTACAGACACGCAATTAACTTATGTCACAAGCAAGATATCGCTACTGGCTGGCCACCTCTTAAAGTCTCCCACAAGGATGGCTCTGCGCCGGTCAGTAGCTACCGATGAGAATGACCTGCTGCTTATCGTCAACAGCACGGGCGGGACGATTGCTGCCTTTTCTATGCTGCGGGTGCAAAACGTAATTGCACCGTCTGAGTTTACAACCGATGGCGAATACATTGATGTCGGCGTAGATCTCACTACTATCTATACGGTGGTAAAGCGTACGATAAATAGTACGACTCAATACTATGTTGAGGTATTCGATGATAGCTTGCAGCTCGATTGTGCCAAGTCTGGTGGCGCAGCTGCGTCCGTGTCGATGTCCCACCTTGTGGCCAAGTCCGTGCAGGTTGTTTTAGATGGGGCGGTGCAGGCAGCTCAGACAGTACCTGGTGGTGGCACGGTGACATTCCCACGATCAGCTGCCAGCTCATACCAGGTAGGTCTTAACTTTACTACCCAGGCAGTCACCATGCCAGCAGACATCAAGATTGCGGCTGGCACCAGGCTCGCTTACCAGAAACGAATTATTGAAGTAAACGCTATTGTCAAAGACACCCAGCATTTAATCGTCAATGACAACGAATTACCTTTTAGAAGCTTTGACACAGGAGACACACTCGATGATCCCGTACCTCTCTTTACTGGCACAAAAACTATCGACAGCATTCTCGGATATACGACAGAAGGCAAAATCACTATTAGGCAAACTATTCCTCTAAAGATGACTTTGCTAGGTTTGGAATACAAGATATCTACATACCCTGGGGCATGACATGAGCAGATTCGATATCAACGTCCACGGTCTACCGCTTGGTGACCCACACAACCCGCCTGGATCGAGCAAGATTCAGAACGACCCGTTTACTGCCGCAGCTGTGGCAGCGTCCGTTATGTCTGCCTACAGCTCATACCAGCAAGGCCAGATCCAGGGCAAGCAGCTGGAGCTCAAGGGCAGGCTAGAGCAAACCCAGTATGACCGCCGGGCGATTCAGTACCAGCAGAAGGCCAACCAGACGCTAGAGAAACTAAAGCGCACACAATCTAGCCTAGCAGCCAAAGCCTACGCCGGTGGCGTTGATCCATTTAGCGGATCGCCAGATGTAGTGCGAGCTGCAAACGATACCGCCGCCGGGCGAGAGTTTGTAATTTACATGGACGATTCTGCTGCCGCTTTCCGGGCCGGTGATATTGCTCTTTCGTCAGGGATGGCCGCTGGTGCCGCAGCTCGCCAGGCTGGAAAGCTAGATGCAGCTACCAAGCTTTTAATGGCCGGTGCAACCGCAGGCAAGGGAATGCCAAAGACACCTGGTGCCACGCCCGGTGGTTTAAATATGTACGGGCCAATTGGTGGCAGCTCTAGTAACCCGTGGTATGGATAAAGGTTAATTATGGCTCGCGTTCCTAGATACCAAGAATCAGGCGTAGTGTCAGGAGATGTGCCTGCTATTAGCACGGCCAATCTTGCCGCTCAAGTAAGTTTGCAGCAGGGCATTGGCGCATCCTTGGACAGGCTGTCGCAGTTTGCTTTTGGCGAGGCCAAGGAAAGAGCCGATCAAAGAAATAAAATCCTTGGCATCCAGATGCGAGCCGACCTTGAGGCAGAGGTTGCAAAGGAATTAGAGCTCATTGATAGAGATGTCACCATAGGCAAGCTTGCCGACTTTGGTGAGATTCAGTCCAGGGTTAAATCGTTGCAGGGTTACGCATCAGAACTGTATAAGGTAGATGTTAACCAGGCAGCTGGGTTGATGAACTCAATTAGTCAGTCTGGGAAAGCATTGCTTAACAAAAGTAATAAACTTTTGACTGATGTTTATGGCACAGAGCGAGATCGAATTACAGACCAAGCTATTAAATCTAATCAGGTTGCTTTATCAAACGCCTGGCAAACAATAGAAGATCCAAAAGAATTGCAAGCATTCCAAGACAGGTTAAGAAGCACAATATCTGGAATAGCCTACAACAACCCATCAAGCTATAAGAAATACATGGACCCTGGTGGCGAGTACGACAAGATGGCAACGACAGCTCGCAACAATGTCATGTCCCAATACTTTACTTCTAAAGACTTTGGCGATACCGAAACGGCTAGGCTTTTAAAATTAGACGGCGGTGATGCTGGTAGATATACACCAATATGGAATCAGCTTGGAGAAACAGAACGCATACAAATTAAAAAAATAATGTATGAATCTATGTCTCAAAATATACAAGCTAAAGAGCGTGATGTACGCAGCACAAAAATTAAAAACGATGAAATATATATCTCTAATTACAGAGAGTACATGGCAACCAAAGACCCAAAGAAAAGGGCTGAATTAGCCAAGGTGCTTGTGCAATCCGCAGATACTGTTGCCGATATTGATCGCATCTTAAAAGCACCTGAAACCGGCGGGGATGCATTATTGTTTTCTAATTTGCGCGAGGATGTAGATAGTGGACGAATTACCGACCACCGTCAGTTACAAAAATTTGTAGGCCCCAACGGGATAGACAAAACCCAGCTTGATCGCTTACAAACACAAATGATGTCTAACCGCAATGAAGATATAAGACGAGTCAGAAGTTTAATCAGAGAGCAGTCTGGCATTGGAAACGTGGTTGGATTTTTTGATCCTAAAGAATCCCGTGTGGTTAAGAATCAAGCAATCAACGACAGGTTTGATAAATTTCTAGAACAGGCTCGCAAAGAAAACGAAAGATTGCCAGCAGACAAAGTTAAGCCAATTGATTACAACAGGTTATATCAAGACGCTTTAGAAGATTATCAAAACACAGATGGAAAGAATTTGATTCTTAATGAAGCTAAAACCAAATTAAAAAACTACGACAAAATAGCAAGAGAAAAGGGGCGGGATATAAACATTACCGGAGACACCAATATCGAAGATTTGAAAAAATTAAATATATTTAAAGCGGATCAATTGGACAACATAAGAAAACAAATTGAGACTATCAGGAATAATCAAACAAAATGAGCCGATCCGATATTGATCAAAAGTTTCTTGATGAGATTAACAACAGCCGATATCCGGTTGTTGATATATCTGAAGCGGCAACGCAAATGGCCGCTGGCACAGAGCCGCCAGGTGCTACACCAATGACTCTGGGGCAGTTTGCCACCTCTGCTGCTGACGTTCCAGCCGGTCTGGTCAAGGGTGCCATCCAAGGCACTATAGGCCTGCCAGGAGATATTGAGAGCTTAACCTATGGGGTAAGGCAACTGTTTAAGCGTGGAGCCAATGAGGGGGCGTTAGATGCTTTTTTGCGGGGGCTTGAGCAAAAGACTATTCTGCCCACCACCGAAAATGTAAAAAAGTGGATTGATGAAAACATTGGCCCTTTGGTTCCAGAGGGAGCAGACCAACGCCGAATTGAGGCCGCCAAGACTCCAGAGTTTGTGGGCGAGTTGGGCGGTGCTAGCAAAACAGCAATCGAGGGCATCAAGGCTACTGCTCGGGGTGCTGAGACACTTGGCACCGCCGCGGTTCGGTCAATCACGGGCAAGCCTGACATTACGACAGAGCAAATTTATGGAGCAATGACCGACACCGCCGGCACTATCAAAGCGGGCGCGCCAGGGGCCGTTCCCCAAACTAGTGGCCCCGTCAAGGTTGAGGGTGGCATTAAGTTCCCAGAAGACGAGGCTGCAAATCGTCTTCGTCTTAAATTGCAACGAGAACAACAGGCGGTAGAGGGCAAGGCAATGCCTGGAATGCCCAAAAACGACCGGACTGTTATTGAGGCTCCAGAAGGAAGTGGGCTGCCTAATTTTGTGATTGGCAAGATCGAGCCAGAAGATTGGATTGAACGCACGGAATCTATGCTCTCGCCAGAAGAAATTAAGCAGTATGCAAAATGGTACGACAATGTGCGCGGGACGTTCTTAAAATACACAAACAATGACGAAAAGCTGACCGACAAATATATGCGTGCATGGTTGGTAGCCAACCAAAACATCGGCGTTGACGGTGCGTTTAACAACGTGTTGTTGCAGGCCGAGCAATTTGCAAGGAATGTTCCCCGCGAAGAAATGCGGGCCGGTGGACTTCCGTTTGCCACTCAGGCTGCACGCAACGCATTGCAAGATGAGCCAATTGTTGAGGGCGTGGGCCTGAAGATTTCAGACTTTGTAGACAGCGCAGAGAATAAATCTGTCCGCTCTATTTATGGAAACGATCAGCGTGCGGGCCAGCCATTTGTTGTTGATATCCACACAGCCAGAGACACGGGCTTAGTTGACGAAATACTACTCAACCACCTTGAAAAACGTGGGTACAAAGTAAATCGTGACGCAATCAAAACGGATTTTATGGGCGGGCCAACAGACACTCAATATGAAAACCGGGCCGACTTTGGCCGTGCGCTAACGGCGAGGCTTAACGAAATTGAGTGGCAAGGAAGAAACGATTGGCAACCTAAAGAGGTTCAGGCAATTGGCTGGATGGCCATGACTAAGTTGACGGCAGATGCCGCCGATGACACCGTCACAGCACTTGAGCGAAATTTAAGAAGAATTTCTGTGGAGGTTGCTCCTGGCGAAGGGTCTCCGTGGGCAATAAAATTTGGAGAAAGGTTTGCTGCTCTTTCACCAGAACGGCAATCTGTGGTTACTAAAGTTGTTGTAGATCGCGCTATGGAAATGGCCAAAGATATTTCTGGCATTGATTTGCGCGGCATAGTGCATGGTACTGGCGGGTGGGAAATGTATCAAAACCCATCTGCCGTTGGTCAGGCGTTAGCCACCAAACAAGGGGCTGAAATTGCCGCAAATACCCTTGGATATTTACTTCAACAAACCGAAGTGTGGGTCAATTCAATTAAAGGGACAACCAAAAACCCAAAAGCTTTGGCAGTCGATTTTATTGAAGATAGTACCGACAACTTGTCTACCAATGATGGTCTAAGGGAGTTTTGGGAAAAGGTTATGAACGCTGACCCAACCGGGCTTTTTGTTGGATACCAACCAATTCGGACAGTTGACGGAAAGGTTGGCATCCGGGTTTTGATAGATAAGGGTGGCGAAAAAAGAATGGGTGATGTACAGTCTGCAATTCAGGGGCCGATATCAGATTTAGTGAGGTCGATGGATTTTAAGATGTCTGTATCGGGTTACGAAGCAGACCTGGTTAAAGCCAGGAACGATTGGAAAGGAATGTCAGATGGGCGAGCTTATTTGGAAAGGTTGGCAGACCTCGGTGTCAGACGCACCGCAGCCGACCTCGATCCTTTACGGGTCGAACTTGAGAAAATCCTTGAACAAACAATCTCAGGAAACACAGGAAAGGCCACAACCGCAGAAAGTCAAAAGCTCAAAAGAGCAACCCAAGAAAAAATAACCGGGGGCCGGGCTCCCGCAAAGGGAGCTAAATAATGGCCATCAAACCTTTAGAAACTAGGCTTGATGAGGTAAATGCTGCTATCTCCGTAGACCCAGAGATACCGGCAGAAAAGCAAGACCTCTTTGATGCCTTGCCCGTGCCAGAGGTTGATGGGTCAACAGCCGAACCCGTCCAAGTAGCTGGCCTTACTAGTCTGCTAAAAGGCGTTTTAACACCCGGCGCAAAGCTAAAAGATGTACCACCTGGTGCGGTGCAACCACCACCCCAGATCACCGTGCCACCCCCGCCACCACCACCGGCACCCAAGACGGCTCCAACGCCAGGCCGGTTTATTGACCAACAAGACCTTGCCCGTGGCGGCAAGCCGTCCGATAGACCAATTGGCACGGCATTTAACTATGACCTCTACAACACGCCAGAGGGGATCGATCAGGCCATTGAGGCCCTGGCCAAGATGGCTGATATTAACTACCAGCGCATCACCGTCAAAGATGCCAAGGAGCGTGCCGTGGCTCTTGGGATTGGCCCGGACTATATTGCTAGCATGGAGTCTGTTGCAGGCGAACTAAAAGATTTGCCGGTAACAGTGACGCGAGCCCTAGCCGCTATGGCCACACAGACCAGAAAACTCAATGACCTAGCTGGGCAGATCAATAAGTCCGGTGTCACTCCTGAGTTGAACGCAGAATGGCTACAAGAATTTGCCTTATCTGCCCACATTATGCAGCAGGCCAAGAATATTCAAGTGGCTCCAGCCCAGGCATTGGCCGTGCTCAACGGCGGCAGGCCCGTGCTAAATACCAGCGAGCTGCAAAAATTAGCTAATAACCCAGAAGTGGCCAGGCAAATTTCTGATGCCGCCCAGGCTTTCAATTCGCTGACTACCGAGGCAGCTCAAGGCAAGTTGATTGATAAATTTACCAAGGTTGGGTTTGTTAAAGACTTGTGGATGTCTACTTGGATCAATGGCCTGCTATCGGGGCTAGGAACCCAGGTTATAAATATCTCATCGAGCACCGCATTTGCCCTAACCCAACCATTTACAAGGCTAACTGCCGGGGCTATTGGCGGGGCAAGGAGAATGGTTACTGGTGGAGATGAAGGGGTATACGCAGGCGAATCAATCGCTGGGTTAGCTGGTTATATTCAAGCAATACCAGAGGCTTTGCATATGTTTTGGATGGCAACTAGGCACGGCACCACTAGACAACAAAGGATTACTGGCGAGCTCGATGATCTTAGCGGAAAGCTAGAGTCTCGCGGAAGTGCGGCTGGCCTTAACGCCGCAGATTACGGTTTTGAGGGAAAGCTAGCAACGGGTCTTACCTATTGGTCTAGATTTGTTTCGGTGCCTGGCCGCATACTTCAATCAACTGATGAGGCTTTTAAAGCACTTGGTTATCGTTTTGAGGTGAATGCTAGGGCGTATCGTGAGGGTGAGGTTTTGCGCCGACAGCTCATTGCCGATGGCGTAGATCCAGACATGGCTGATGCCAAGAAGATTGAGCGGATTCAAAACATTAGGTCTAACCCGCCTGAAGATATAGATTTGGCAGCAATGGATTTTGGAAAGATGTTGACCTTTAGCCGAGAGCTTGATGGGTTTCCGAAAACAATCCAAGACGCTGCCAACAGCAGCGTGATTGCCAAGACGATGATGCCGTTTGTACGCACGCCAACCTGGCTGATATCCGAGGGAACTCAGCATTCACCCTTTGCCGTTCTTTCTAAACAATGGAGACAGGATGTTGCCAAGGGCGGTGCCGAGCGTGACCTAGCTATGGCCAAGTTTGGTATGGGATCTGTGGCCATGATTGGTCTTTCTAGTTTGGCGATTGAGGGGCGAATCACCGGGTCTGGGCCGGGCAATGCACAGCTCCGAGCCACCTACCAAAGAGATGGGTGGAGGCCGTATTCAATCGTTCTTAAAAGCGGCGAGTGGGATGAAGATTTTAAATTGTATCTATCGCAATTCCCCGGAATGGAACCATCCATTGGGAAAAACGGAAACTTATATGTGAGTTTCCGTGGCTTTGAGCCCCTCTCTGCTGTGTTGGCTATGGCTGCCGACTACACCGAATACGCCCGTTATGAAGACGATGACGATGAGATTGCCCAGGTAGGACTTGGTGCTCTGTTTGGTCTTTATCAGTACATGGGCAACAGTCCGTTTATGCAGACTCTTTCAGGTATGGTGGGTGCTATTGGTAACCAGATTCCAAATCCACGGCAGGTAATGAAGGACGTTATTAACGAGATCACTAAATCCGGTACTGGTTACCTAATTGACGGGTCACCAGGTGGTGCGTGGTCTTCTATGCAAGCTCAGATTGAGCGCAATGTGGATGGCACTAGAAAAGATATCTCCGCTCATCCAGACCTGCCTGTTGGAATTAAGGGTTTTTACGAGGCTTTCTTACGCAAGCGTTCTAGGGTGCCAGGTTTGTCGGCTGATCTTGAAGACCGTTATAACCGTTGGGCAGAACCAGAAATGGAAGTAGACCCATCTAGTCCCTGGCTTTCTAATCTGGGCATTCGTACTAGCGAAAGCAAAATGAAAGAAGTTGACAGAATGTTGATTGCATTAAGAATGCCGCTAGCTATGCCCCCCAGAGCTATCGAGAAGAACGGGGCTAGGGTTAAGTTAGACACCAAGCAGTACAACCGAATGCTGACCATTTACGCACAAGAAACAATCATTGGCGGCAAGGGAGTCCAAGATGCTTTGGTAGCAAGAGCAAAAGACCCGGCTTTTTCTAGTCTTGACCTAGATAAACAACAAAAGATTATTAAAGATCTTGACGATAATTTTATGGAAAGAGCTAGGAATCAATTGATTCTAGAAGACGTTAACTTGCAAACCCGGCTTGAAGAAGAGGCTTTCAAAAAAGGTAGCGCAGGCATTTATAAACAGTAGACCAGATAGCGCATAACCACTAGATTTGCGTATTGAAAGGATTGAGATATGCCAGTACCTATTAGCAACGTCACCCGCCGAGTAGTGCTCGCCGCCTCCGGGCTCGGGCCGTACTCCTTTACATTTGAGATCCTGGCCAACACAGATATCTCTGTGTACAGGGACGATACCCTGCTGACGCTGACCACGGACTACACGGTTACTATCAACTCAAACGGCACCGGCTATGTCACCCTGGTGGCAACGCCTACCGGGGCCACCCAGATTGCCATCGTTGGTGACCGGGCGATCCAGCGCACCTCGGACTTTGTGACGGGCGGTGACCTGTTCGCTAATACAATCAACGATGAGCTCGACAGCTTGACCATCTTTGCCCAGCAAAATGCCGAGGGCGTAGACCGGGCTCTGAAGGCTCCGCAGACCGACCCGACCAGTATCAGCATGACCCTGCCACGGGCGAGCTCACGGGCAGGCAAGGTGCTTTCCTTTGACTCTAACGGCAACCCAGCGGCGGTAGACTACATTGGTACTAACCGGGGTAACTGGTCGGCAGGCGTAGCGTACAACCAGCGAGACATTGCCAAGGATACGACCAACGACAACATCTACCAGGTTCTAACTCCGCACACTTCTGCTGGCTCATTGCCCCTTTCTAGTAATGCAGACATTGGCAAGTGGGCATTATTAGTTGATGCAGCCGCAGCTAGCTCATCAGCCACGGCAGCAGCATCTAGCGCATCAGCAGCAGCAGGCTCTGCCTCTACCGCATCAACGCAGGCAACAAACGCAAGCAACTATGCAACTGCCGCTAGCACCTCGGCAAGCAATGCCTCGACCAGCGCATCTGCGGCTGCGGCAGATGCGGCTTCAGCGGCCTCGGCTTTAGCTCAGACATTGTCGGCCTACGATAACTTCGATGATCGTTACCTTGGCCCTAAAGCCAGCGACCCCGCACTCGATAATGACGGGAACGCTCTAGTAGCTGGTGCTTTATATTTTGATACAACCAGCGCAGGCATGAAGGTCTATACCGGATCGGCATGGGTATTGGCCTATGTATCTGGTGGAGGGTTCCTTTCAACATCAAATAACCTGTCTGAGCTCACCGCCACGGCTAGCACGGCCAGGACTAACATTGGTTTGGGTACAGGTGATAGCCCACAGTTTACGGCGGTCAATGTAGGCAATGCGTCTGATACAACAGTAACCCGTGCGTCTGCCGGGGTGATTGCGGTTGAGGGTAGCAACGTCTTAATGGCCAGCAACATTGGAACAAGTGTTCAAGCCTACGATGCCCAACTGGCAGACATTGCAGGGCTGACCCCAACAGACAATGGCGTAGTGATTGGCAATGGTACTAACTTCGTAGTCGAGTCTGGCGCAACGCTAAAGACCTCGCTTGGCCTGACCATCGGCACAGACGTACAGGCTTATGATGCAGACACGGCTAAGACTGACGTAA